CGGCAATTCTTTATTCTGTGTAACAAAAGTTCCACCGCCTAACGCCATATTATTTCACCTGTCCTTTCATATATTTTGAAATTTCTTGTTCCACGGTTTCAACCGTGTATTGCTTATCAGAGGAAAGAAGGGCGTTCAATATATCCTCCCTGCCCTGAAATCGTCCAGCCGCAAGCAACTGTTCTTTTGAAAATAAACTTTCAGCCTTTTCCGGCTTGCTTACAGCGGGTTTATTTGTCTTTTTTGCTGCCATTCACATCACCTTATCCTTTCATAGTAACATCTTGTGAAATTTCTTCCATAGCATCAGAAGGTGCAACCTTGTAAACAAACAAATCAAAGTTCACAAAGAAATTCAGCACCCCATCCACTACTTCATAATTCATTTTTGTACCACGCACCAAATCCCCAGTAACGGTGATATATTCAAGGCATGAATAAAGCCTTTCGGCAATCGCATTGCATTCTTCCCTTGCCTGATCTTTATCAGCCGGTAAATACTGCAAGCAAAATCCATTTTCCCTGAAATACCGCTTCCCAAGAAACACCCGGTTTGCAGGGTTTAGGCAGAATATGAAAAAGCAAGGTTCGTTCAACCCCTGCTCAACCGATTCTGTATAAATGGTGTAATCATCACCAAATTCAGCATTTAAGGAAATGCTGATTGATTGGATTATAGAATTTATCATTGAAAGCACTCCCCTAAAAACTTTTTGATTTTGTCTTCAAGCACTTTAGGCGCTATAGATTGTATTTCCTGCTCAGAAGTTTTAAGCATAAATTTTCCGCGAATCCAGCCTTGTTTTAATTTCTTTCCTAAAGCAGGAACATATCTTCCTATTTCTTGCCTATGCCCTGATTCCACATAATGCGCATAATTTACCGGATTTACAATTTCAACAACAAGCATATTTCCATTATGCTGAATTGTTAGAGAATTGGCATAAGCCTTTGCTTGCTCAGCAGTAGGCGATCCGCTGCCGCCTGCAGCCTCTTCGTGGGTTTTGGAAAGCCAGCCTCTACGGAGTGTACCTCCTTTTTTGCCCGAAGGATTGACTTTTTTGGTGTAAGTATCACCTTTTTTGTGGTACTTTGAATCCCTCTTTGCAACCACTTCTATTTCTTTCGAATAGTCTCCCACAGGTGTACGCTTTACGACTTTTGCCAGAAGGCGTGCGGCAAGCTCTTTTGCGCAAGCATCAACAAAAGCAGGGATATTACCCTGCTGAATCTTGTTTAACTCTTTTTGAAGATCCTTCATTCCTGCGATATAAAATTCACCCATTTTTGCCATCATACCCACCCCCTGAACAGTTCAAGTATAATCTCCTGATGGGACAGATAAACGGCTGGAACACCACTTGCAAAGTATTCAGTTTTTACCCCGTTTTGATCCACAATAATTTTCGAACCAGATTTTACCGGGGTTTCCGGTGCTATAAACAACTTTACGCCTTGCATTTGATTCGCTATCGTATCGGTCTGTAAAGTAGCAGTCAATGATTCAAAAGAAAGCTTGCAGGGCTGATTTTCAATAATGGGAACTTCTTCATTCTTCCGAGTAATTTTGGTTTTTTCATCCCTTACATCTCGGCGTTCAATAATGGTGCAAACACCGTTATAGGTGCTTTCAATCGCTTTCCTTGCCGCTTTTTGTGCAGCGGTCAGCTTTACCACCTGATTTTCCGATAACATGAAAATTCATCCCTTCCATAAGTCAGAAGATAGTTTAGAAAAGCATTCAATCTCTGTTCATCGGTCAAACTGCCTTCCCCGGTTGCAAATACGGTATTTGTATCGCCTGTCTGTATCTGCTTTACCGCCATATCCAAATCAAGCCCTGCAATGCTATCCGGCGCAAAAGTTTTCTTTGCCGTTAAGAATTCGCCTACCGCCATATTAACAGCAATATTCAAAAGTCCTTCAGGTATAGAAGGCGTACTCAAATCGTTCTTTATAGTGTTTTCCACCTTCTGAACCCCAAAAGCAAGGGCAAATTTATCCCCTTCCGTAGGTTCATACCCAAACGATTTCAGCCGTTCCTTTACCAGTTCCAGCACCCAAATCACCGCCTTACTCTCTGGCTTCCGCTTCCTGAATGGCTTTCAGAATTTCATTCTTCTGTGCACCCTCCACCAATTCAATGTTATGTTCTGCCGCATAGGCTCTCAGCTCATCAATCTTCATTTTGTCAAGAGACTTTGCATCCGCCTCTCCTTCAACTGTATGCCCCAAATCTTTCATTTTGGCTGCAAGAGTTTTATCATTTGTTTCAATTACTCCATTCACAAACTTAGCAAGGAGGCAATTGTTAGAAGCATCCCAAATAATATTGGGAGTTTTCGGTTTCTTTGTTACTTTGAACATACAATTTCCTTATCCTTTCTTATGTCGTTTTCAATCCAGTAATAGCGCCATGTAGGAAAGCTGGACCATGCGCAAGCCCGATCTGACCATAGATCTGTGTTTTTTCAGAAGCCCCCGTTTTATCCAAATTTTCCTGGAATAATACGCCTTTTCCTGGAACCGCCTGAAATACCGGAGCGATATGCGCCATATCCGCAACCAAAATAGAGTCATTTGGCATAAAACGATCCCACACAACTCCCATTTTGCAGAAATCGGTTGTAATCTCTGCAATATTCATACCGCCCACATTCTGTGTAGTTAGCATAGTTGCATTGAACTGATCTGCGTAAAGTTCTGTAATCCTCTGCTTCTGACGTGCCCCACAAAACAGAACCATCTTTCCAAAATATGCACCATTGTCAGCCATTTCACAGAAAAGCTGATCCAGCAAAGCCTTATTCAAAGCTGCATCAGCGGCGACAATGGAAGTTCCGGTATCAGAAGCGCAAAGTTCCAGCATACCACGGGTTTTATTTGCGACATCTTCCGCTGTAGAAACCTGATAAGTACCACGAATGAAGGAAAATTCCACATCACGGGCAATCTTAACCAGCTTCTGCTGAATCTGCCAAGCCTTTTCATCTTGGGGGTTAGCGGTCTGTCCTGCCGTGTTCAGCCCGGACACTCTGCCTGTATTGCTCATTTTTGCATAAGTCAGCTCAACCGTTTCCTGATGAATCTGAACAACATTCTTTTCCTGCTGCCGTGCAATATGACTTGCTTCCGGAGCGGTTACAGAAGCGCTTTCAGAAATCTCCGGCTGCTTTGCTTCCGGGAAGTCATAAAGAATGGCAGTAGAAAATTCAAAATTATCGGTCTGCATTCCGCCTGTAAGCCCGCCAATCATAGAAAGAAACGGGGTTTGAGTGGGATCAGCCGTAAAAAGTTCACCCGCATAGTTGGGTAAGTTCCAAGTAGTACCAATACCTGTTACTTGTGACATAATATTTTTACCTTATTTAACCTTTCGCTTAAAATTTTACAATAAGGAAACGCCTTCAGCGGCGGCTTCCTGTTTGATTTTGATAACCTCCAATTGGTTATTGTTTTTTCTTGCATCTGCAAGGCGGGCTTCATATCCCGCTGATGTGGAATTGGGAACTGTAGAAGATGCCCCCGGTTGAAAGCCTGTGAACTGCTGTTGTGTCTGTTCCTGCGCATCAAACATATATCCGTCAGACTTCTTCAAAGCTTCAATCTGCTCATTAAAGCCGGAAAGTTTACCATCTTCACCCATTTTCACCTTTGACATATCTAACATAGCCTTGACTGCCTTTCCGTTCTTTGCTTTTGCGCTGGAAAGGGCAATTTCAACTGCGTTGTCCAGCTTCAGCTTTGCCAGCTCTTCGTCATGAGCTTTCTGCTGATTGGCATTCTGCAGCTGTAAATCGGAAATCTGCTGCTGTAATGCAGCATTATCTCCACTGGATTTCTTTAAATCCTCCAACTGCTTGTCCCTGTCGGAAACAGATTTCTTCAAGGTTTTGTTTTCCTCGTTTATCTCGTTGAACCTTGTCTTTGTCACAAAATCACAATCAAGGGAACTCATCACCTTTTTTGCCTGTTCCTCTGTCAAGCCCATTTCCACCAAACTTTCCTTTGTCATTGTCTTATACCTGCCTTTCAAATTTTCCGTTTTTTACCGTGGGTTACGAACCACGAAATTTGACCTTGTTCTTTACCGTCTGCAACGCTTAAAAGACGAATTTGTATATAAAAAAAGCACTTTGCGTCTGCAAAGTGCTTCATCACATGATAGCAACTATTAGTATATGGTATCTTCGTTTAATGATAAATAGCCAATGTCATAAACATCTTTTTTTTCCAAAATACATTTACGGATTATTTCCACAATTTCATCGGGTGGCGTTCCCCTCAAAGAGAACATAGGAAATGAATCATCAAATGCCTTTTCATAACACTCTAAAGCATCATTAAGCTTTTCCAATCAAACTACTCCTTTCAATATTTCAAGCATAGCCTTATAACTGTTTGGAAGATACTTCTTCACGTATTCCAAAGATTCACCGCCGCAAACTTCCGCACTTATGATATTTGCCCATGCTTCCGATGCTGCTTCATACTGCCTACAAATAGATTTAACCTTTGCTTGATTACTCACATCAAATCCTAAATCTTTATAAACCTGTTGTAATTTCTTCTTTTTCGAACTTCCAACCGTTTTATCAACAGACTCAATAGCAGCATATCTGCGATTATAATATTTTTCCCCATGCCCCCATTTGATCCTTGATTTTGTAAACAATCCATCTATCACATCTTGCACACCGCTACTTGCATTATGTGCAATCAAATCTGCCATTTGATCTCTTGTAAAAATGGATCGGATGTGATCTTTATCCTTTCTAATGGCTTCAAGAAATTCATCACTTGAACTTGCAACGCTTTTAAATAGTGTGTCTAATTCAGTTGCACTGCGTATTGCTTCTATTTCTTTGAAATGAATACCCACAAAAGTAACTTCCGCATCAAAGAAATGACCGTATTCATGCGCAAGCGTATCATACTTGTTCATGTCATCATATTGCGGAAAACTAAAGTCAATCGTATGTAAGTTGGGGGCATAGGCGCCGCCATTCGCAGATTTTTTTATTTTATCAATTTTATCCCCATACTTAAAATAAAGATGCCTAATTGAAGAATCAGTGTGATTATTTATAAGATCCAAATACTCAGCATACTCATCATCTGCCATTCCAGAACTCTTTAATTTTAGCAAGTCCTGAATAACTTCTTTCTCTGATTCCATTGTAACATTTTTATTTGCTTTGTCAACAGTTTTTAGCCTATTATCTCCAGTGCCATCAACAAAAGTTTTCTTCCATTCCTGATAGTTCATATTATCCGGAATATAATAGGTCTTGCCTGTTTTTTCGTCTCTTGCCGCTCGCTTCCCAACATCCCCGAAATCATCATCAAAATAAGGAACTGTAGTTGAACGACAATACACATGAAAGGGGGGCGCAGTAACTCCTGGCTGAAAATCCTTCATAGGAAAAACTTTTCCGTCAAGGCTTCGACATATATTGGAAGTATTGGAATCAATAGTTGCTACAATTTCATACTGTTCAACATCCAGTTCTTCAAAACACTCCTTTTGTGCAACTGAACTGAAATAGGCTTCTTCTGTCATTACAAGTCTTCCAGCGTTGTATTTAGAAGTGTTCATCTTCTTTGCAAGGGAATCAATTGCCTTTTGCGGATCAGCGCCAAGCATGATATTTTGTGTAAGTTCACTGTGAACCTCTGAAATTAGCTTTTGTTTGTTCCCCCAAATCCTTTCGGAAAAGTTCTTCCCATCTACCGCCCACGGTTTAGCAAGCACTTTTTCGATATGTGATTGATCCAGCCCTGAAATGTCCCAACCGATATTGAACCCCTTTTGAAGTTCGTATGCGGTATGATAGTAGCCACTTTCAAACAGATCACCCATTGCCCCGGTTACTGTTCCAAGCTGTTTTGAAAACATAACTTCAAGGCTTTGCTGTGTCTGTATTTTCAAGGCTTCCAGCTTTGAAATATGAAATTTTGCGGAAGCATTCTCCAATTCCTTCATCCATCCGCTATTTAAAGCATTAGCCTGACCGTACTTAATATAATCTTGAACATCCCATTTGAATTCTTTTAAGTCTGCGCCTTTCAACCACTGTCGGGCTTCTGCAAGCGTTATTTTATTATTATCAGCAAATCGCTGATACCAGCGGGCAATTTGCCCTTCAATCTGTTTTTGGGCTTGCCTGTACTGCTGTTCAATTTCAGCAAAGGTGGCTGCTCCTTGTCTGTTTTGAGCAGTTTCAAGCTGTTCAAAGCGTAGTTTCCAATAGTCACTATTCTTCATTCATATCACTGCCCTTGCCCTTTTGCGGTGGATCCTTGCCAAATTGTTGCCCGAATGGATTATACCCCTGCTGCTGTTCAAATTCAGCTTGTTCTTTCTCTTTCTGTTGCCTTAAACGGTCAAGTTCTTTTTGCGGATCATCAACCCATGGGTGCATACCAATGATAGTTTCATCCGAAAGAATACCCACGGAAGCGGAACAATTCGCAATAGCTTCACTTTCATTGATAAGAATATCCCGATTAAATATAACCGTAACTTGCTCGTTTTCAAAATTACCCTTCCCAGTGTTTGCAAGGTGAGCATTGACGAACCAAAGGATTTCTTCAAAGGCGGCTTGTAGTTCGGTCTCCATATCATTAGCATCTAAATCAATGTCTGAATACATAGATTGAATGTTCATCTGATTAGGATTGCCGGAAAGCCTATCGTCTTTGGCATCATACCCCATAGCATTTTCGATTAAAGCTTTCTTGAATATTTCTAAAATAGCCTTATAATTTTCTGCGTTTACAGCAATTTCAAGTGTTTCAACACCGCCTTTTGTTTCTCCATCATAGCGAACTTTGACTGCTCCGAAAGTTGCAAGGTTTCTTCTGAATTCCCCTAAGTTTGTACCATCATAGTTTTTCAAAACAAGAATTGTGTTTCGGGAATCCTCCTGCATATTGTTTTCAAAATCCGAAAGCATAATATTGATCCCGTCTTGAAGGGATTTTACCTTCTTAATCAGTGGTATTTCCTGTTCATTGTACTTTATAGGAACCAGTGGAATTTTTGACCAATTCAAAGGCTTACCGTTGTTCATCACATAGGCGCAATCCTGTTCTTGCATGGTCAAATCCGGAATCAGCACATTGCCATCAAGAATATAGCAATGAATTCCCTGCATATCGAACACTTCAACCTTTTCAATAATTGTTGGCTTGATACCATCGTAACCTGCAATCAAATAAAGCCTGATAGCACCTGCTAAAGCAGCATGTTCGCTATCTTCCCATATAGGAAGAATTTCATACCCTGGAAACAAGCGAAAGGAGAATTCTCCATCTTTGTTGTAATAAGGATAAAGCCACGAAATGCCATGATTCAGGGCTGCTTTTCCGCTATTCTTCAAGGTTTTCATAAACTTCTTATTGAACACCTGTTTCAGAAGTTCAGTGTATAATTCATTGTTTGTTTCTACGGCAAAGGGTTGTCCTAACAGATAGTTGGCTTTCTGATTTACCATTTTTGCATACTGATTATCAATCAGACGATTGTTTGGAAGATTTTCAACTACTTGCAGCTTACCATCTTCTCCGATCATAGTCCTTTTGCGTGTAAGTATGTCATGCTCATTCTGATAATACAGTTGCCCCTTGATCTGCATGATCCGTTCCGGTGAACCTTTCCAACGCATGATCTCCTGCTCAAGATATTCTTTGTTATTCATTTTTGCCTTGAACCCGAACAACATAAAGTTTGAAATCCGGTTCAATGCATTTTCAATTCCGTTCAGCACTTTTCATCCCCCCTTTTTTTATCGCAGAATATAATAAAAAGCCCCAGAACACTTAGGGTTCAAGGTACTGCATCGCAAATTTGTTATTATCGCCTGCAATTCATCATGTATTGGTATGCTTCTATCTGACCTTCAAGAAATTTAATTCTTGATTTCAATTCATGGTTTTCTTTTTTCTATTGAAGCACACTGTGTTACACGCATTTCAACAAGTGTTTTAAGATGTGCAAGTTCTTTCTTCAAACTATCGTTTTCCTCTCTTAAGAAAATTTCCTTTTGCGTTTCATTTTCCATAATTTAAACCCTTCCATCAATCAAAACTGAACACATCCGGTAACAGAAGTTTTGTTACACCATACCGCATAGAATCCATACCATGTGAAAATTCGTGATCCGGCTTATCAGTCAGTTTTCCGTCTTTATCTTTGCCCCAACAATAGTTTTCAATTTCCTTCTTGAATTCTACACACCGTGGATGAACCACAATCTGATAATTCTGTATAAGCTGAATACCGTGGTTTACACTGTCCTTACCCTTGCGGGAAGGCTCAGCCCTGATACCTTCATCTTGCAATTCGGCAATGCTTTTCGGCTCTGCGTTATCACAAACAACCTTCTGCCCGCCGTAACCCATTTTCTTAATCTGTTCAGCTATAATTTTATTCGTTACACCTGTTTTATACCATTCATCAAAGATATAAATTCGCATTGCAGTGTTATCCACCATCTCGCAAACAAAGGCATTTGGATCAGTAAAGCCAAAATCAAGATTAAATGCCGATTTTACACCGGGAATTGCCCGGACTTTATCAATGGCGAAATCTTCACATACAACATTGGTATAAATCAGCCCTTCCGCAATACCCCATTCGCCTTCACCTTCAATACGATATCGGCGGGGGTTGTTTCTCTGCATTTTCAAAAATATGCTGCGGTCAGCTTCATCCAGCCATTCATTACATTGCCATGTGGTAGTTTTTACAAAGGTATCTTCATCAGGCGTATCAAAAAAGCGGGCTTTCAGCCAACTTGTAGCACTCCATGGGTTGAATGTCAGGGTTATTTGCTTAAAATACCCTTCTGGCACTTCACCACGGATTGACAAATCAAGTTTATTGAAATCATCTTCATTGGTGATTTCATAGGCTTCTTCTATCCATACCCAACACAAAACGCCTTTGTCAACTGAAATAGAAGTGATTTTCAAACCATCATCCAGCCCACGGAACAAAATCTTTTGTCCCGTGCTTCGGCGGGTTATTTGCATAGGCGAAACAGTACATTCAAAGTAGCCATCAAGTCCCAATCTATGAATCGCCCATTTCAGATCGCTATAGACAGAATCCCGTAAGGTGTTTGAATAACGTCTAACACATAATCCATTGCTTTCTGGGTATTCAAACAAGCGGTGAATCATGTTAAAAGCCGTTGTTTTGCTTTTCTTTGAACCTCTTGAACCTTTACAAACACGGTATCTTTTCCGAGTATTCCAAAAATCTGCATAATGTTTTCCAACAGTTTCTTGCAATGACACATTCACAAGATTTCATCCTACTCTTTCAAGTCATTCACAATAACTACAGGTTCAACATTTACATTTACAGAATCATCAGGCTTAAATCCAGATCTATCAAGAATATCTCTTGCTGCTGCCAAACGAACCGTTTCTGTTTTCGCATCTAATAAAGCGACTTCCGTTCGAAAAGCCTTGGCTGCAGCATCTTTGATACTACTTTTTAAGGTGGAATTGTATTCCGCCATAAATTCATCGCTCTTTTTCCAATTACAAATTGTTGCTTCTGTCACTTTTAACTTTTCTGCTATTTCCTTTTGCGTATATCTGCCTTCAACCATCAATTCAATGCATTTTTCTTGTTTTGGTTTTAGCATGTACAATCCCTCCTTTTGTTCAAATTTATTAAAATAAAAAATCAGCAAGTTTCCCTGCTGATTTTCTCATGATATAATTTTACTATATTGGTTTATAGGAATTCAATAGGTTTTTATAGGTTGTTTGAAAACAACGTAACGCAAATCCATGTAATTCCAAAATATATTGATATGTATAGTTCATTTCCACTGCAATAACTTCAAGCCGTTTGAACTCCACATAATGCTTATACAAAATTTTTATATATTTACTATTATGCAATGCATGGATTTGGTTAATTATCAAATGTTTTTCGCTACTGAATTTATCAATTTCCCTGTTAATTTCCTCTTCAAGGTCAATAGCCTTTCCAATTGCATTTGCAAATGGAGCTTCTCCAGAATGGCTCGCCTGTACTCTTTCTTTGGAGTAATCGGTGCCACCCAAGCTTTTAGAATGCATCCGCAAGTCTTCTAATTCATTTACCTTCTGTTTGATTACAGTATCTAAGCGCTGCAGCTGCTGTAAATATTCTTTCGCTTTCAAATTCATACCCTTTCTAAATTACTACTGTTTTCTAAACTATCACTCCAATTGTCAAACCGGCAAAGAAGAAAATACTTGCTACCATTACCCATGAAAAAAGTATTCGTTTAGCAATAGAAGCTTTTTTGATACTTACTGAATAGTTGTATCTGCGTTCCTGTCGATCTTGTACTTGGTTTGCATCCTCGTTTCCTTTCCACTTCACCAGCCCCACAATAGCCATAGCAAAATTGAGTGCATACAACAGCCCCTGCGCATACTGCCCAATTAGGACGTTATACACGCACCAGAACCCATTCGTACACATCCACACCCAGAAGCACCACCGCTTGCCCAAGCTGTTCGCTACCGTTCCTACAATTGTTGCAATCGTTACTGCATACACCACATATATCACACCTGTTTATCCTCCCGCCCCTAAATAATTCCGTATCACCCGGGAAGCTGCTTCCCAGCCATAACACACCTTCACCGCATACCCCTGTTTTGATAGTTCCCGAATCCATGCTTCCTGTTTCTCTGTAGGCTTGTTCCTTCCGACTTTCAGTTCAATGTACAGTCCGTGCCATCCTCCGCGTGCTACAGGCAGACACAAATCCGGCACGCCCGCTTTCACACCCTGCCGCTTCAAGTTTGCTGCCTCTTTTATGTCCCGGTTCCCTCCGTTTGGAATATGATACAGCAGTTCTATTTCCGGGAACTGCTGCCGACAGAGCTTTGCCCATCGGAACAATGTTGCCTGTTCTTCTGCTTCATACTGCATTTGTCTTCCTCCTCTCTGTACATCACCACAGACAAATACCAATGTCCGTTGAATGCGTTGTAATATGCGTTTGCTTCCACAAAGCGATATCCTTTGTATCTGTTTTCCCAGTATGCGCGGTCATCCGTTCTTTGCTGCGCCAGCCTTGCCAGCCAGCTTTCAGAAATCTTTCCATCCCTGAACTTGTACACCGTAGGCTTGTCCAGGTTTTTGGACGGTACCCACCGTTTAGATCCCATAGGGGCTTTTATCATATACTTTGCCAATGCTTCACAGCCTTTTTTTCCCGGCTGCAGGCGGTCTGCATTGGTAAAGTCTCCATGCTGCCACATCTGTTCTGCTGTGTCTCTGTCCATACCGGACATGATCATATGAAAGTGCCAGCGTAGAACACCTGTCCGTTCGCTTACCTTTGCTTCGATCACGTATATATATTTCATCTCCGGCAGTCCGTGCTTTCTGCGCCACCGTCTGATCCGCTTTATGTAGTTCTGTATATCTCTGCGTACTTCCGCCTCGCAGGACGGCATCTCCGAATCCCGGTATGTACCATGCACTACGATATCGCGAGAGGTGAAATTCGTACTGATCAATCGATTTAACTGCTTACGAGAATTTTTCAGATTCAGCTTTTTCTGTGCTTCACAAGACATTTTTGTTTTCGGCGCACGCTCCGGCATTCTGCGTCCATCTGAAAAAACCGGATAAAAATCAATTTCGAACATATTCCCAGATTCTATACGTGATTCCCGGATCATGCTGCCACTCCTTTCTACATTCCTAAGTCATGATTTACCAGATTTGTATAATGCGCTTCCAACTCAAAATACGAATTGTACAGCGCTGTGCGGATATATGCTTTTTTGTTGCGTATCAGCTTTGTGATGCTTCTGTATTTTTCCAACGTAAACTGTACGTGCTCGAACTGAAGTTCGCGGAACACCTCCTGCACCATAGATACAGGTATGCGCTCCTCTTCAATTTTCATTTCCCCTTCCGGGTTCAGCTTTAATACTTCGGCAATGATTTTACAGATTCCTTCTGTCTGTCCGCAGTCGTAAGCAAACCGATCGTATTGAATCTGTCTTTTTACATCCTCTAAAACCGCCTGAAAGGACAGACGGACAGACGGATTTGCGCGTGTATGTGATAAACATGTTTTTTCTGCATACATGACATACTCCTTTTTGCTTTCCCTCTCGTAAATCCCTCTCATGGATTCCTGTTTGTGGTTCATAAGATAATATCGAATACAAGCCCGAAAACACCCAGCAGACTCATCGAAAAATTTGATAAGTTCATTTTACTTTTGGATGCTTAAAATTTGTGTTTGATGATTCTATATATATTAAATGTAGGAAAATGTTTGGTTTATCCTCTCTTCCACTTCGTTTGAATGGCTTCCCATGATTCACTAAACCAATTCAGAAACGTATGACATTTGGAATATTCGCAAGTCTTTCTTGTACAGTGCCGGCACGCAGGACATTCGCTGTCTGCATTCGCCGGGTTGATCTCCTTTGCTTTATTGCTCATATGTATCTCCCCTAATATTCAACTCGTATCACCGCTGTAGGGTATTCCTCGCAGACTGTACGTATTGCGTCAAGAAATACAGTAGTCGTTTCTACTGTCCCCCAACCGTTAGAAGGCTCAAACTTACGATACTCCTCACGGTGACTGCGTAACTGCTTAATACCTTTATCAATAAAAGGTAAAAGTTCAGAACACTTTTTGCCATCCCAGGATGGTGGTCTTAAACCGCATACTTCCTGAATCATGTTTCCAGTATTAGATGTATGTTTTATGAACTCCCCAACAGGTATCCACTGTTCCGTGCCTTCCAGCTTTGCTTCAAACCTTACACTATAGCTCATCCTTCATCCTCCTGTCTCTCACACAAGCTACGAACATAGCGTAGGAATGCGGATTCTTCGTCAATTCGTTTGCGCTGCTTTTCATTCATCTGCAGCTCCGCCTTGCATGCAAGCTCCAACATCCTGCCATCAATGAATTTCTTTGCTTCTGCGTTATTCATTCTTTCCCTCCATCTTAGCCCCACAGCTGGGACAGTACGCCGAACAGTACTGTACACTGCTGTAAAAGGGTGTAAGTGCTAACCTACCGCATACCGAACACTCCAAATCCATTCCATCGTCATACTTCCAGTATCCATATTTCACCTTTTTTACATCAGCAGAAGGAATATCCCAAAACACATCCACTAACGCATGAAGGGGTATACTACATTTCTTACTGATCTTTTCTGCTGCTCCTGCAGCTTCTATGTAACTTGGCATTGCTATTCTCCTTTAAAATCCCGTGCGTCATAAATTGTTGCAATAGGCTTGTAATTCCGTGTCCTTTGTATATACAGCTTTACCCGCTCCCGGTCACGCTCTACCTCGTTTAACTTCTTCTTTACTTCCTCCTGATCCGATAAAGATCGGACCAGTCTTTGAAGTTCCCATTTTGTGCATTGTTCAAGTTTCATCCCTTGTTCTCCTCACGCTCTAACTTAAAGGGCATAATCAAACCGCAAGGTTCGCTTCCAGTCTCACAAATCAGAACAGAGCTTGTCTCATCCTTAATCAAAAAATCCAAAAAGTTCGGATATTCAAACGGTTTCAGGTATTTTTCATTGATCCATACAGACACATCCGGTAAAGATTCAGATTTTATCTCTACAACAATCTCTTTACGAGTAAAGTAGTCTATACGCCGTAGGTTTCCTGTAAGCTTGCCACATACATGACCCTGCTCCTGCACTGCATCCATAAGTTTTTCATTTGATTCGCACTTGTTTAAACTGAATTCCACTTCAACTGCAGGCATTCTATATGCAGCACATCCATCCGGGCAAACCCATATATACCCATCTCCGGGAGCATAATATATTACCCGTTTGCATCCGCGAATCCTCTTCAAAACCATACTGGTTATTTTTTGTATATTCATTCTTCATCCCTCACTCACCATTGAACATTGAACAATCACTGGATTATTCAATGCTTCATTAATCATCTTCTCGCTTGCTTCATGATAGAACTTCCTGTCTACTTCAAATCCGTACGCATTCCGTCCAAGCTCGTACGCCGCCCGCAGTGTCGATCCGCTTCCTGCAACCGGATCAATGACTACATCTCCCGGATCCGTAAATATCTCTATCAACCGTTTCAGAACCTTTATCGGTTTTTGCGTTGGATGTATTTTCGGATATTCTTTCCGGGAATCTCTCGACCAATCAAACCAGTTAAAAATCATATGCTTTTGTCCGTCCGGGTCCGCATTGTTGAACTTCGGCAGTTTGTTCCTGTATAACACAACTGCAAATTCCATTGCACCAATAATTTTCATATTCGCTTTTAAAACTTGTGCTGAATAGTTTTTGCAGAAAAACAGTGGGTACGATTTCAAAAATCCATACTTTCGCCCATAATGTATGACTGTCTGCATCTGCTCAAATGCACAAAAGACAATCATTGCAGGAGACTGTCCTTTTTCCTTCGGTTCTTTTTTCAACATCTTGCTGCAGAAATGCATATACTCTGCAATTTTAAAATTCCCGTCCGTATGGAAAAAGCTCTTCTTTGCATACTTGCTTTCTCCTTTTTTATTGTCTCCCTGTTCATACCACATTGGATTGCTTGCATATGCATCTGCACCAATATTGTACGGTATATCCGCGATCACCACCTGCGCTTTCGGTATGTTGTACCGTTTATAGTTCTGGAAATTATCGTGGTACAATTCGCATTTTATCGGTCTTTCCTTCTCCATTCCTTCACACTTCCTCTATCTTGATGCCGTGAATCCACAGCATCAGTTTCTTTTTCAGGGTATATGCGGGCGTCCGGATCCCCTTCACATCCTCCACGACCGTCCGCATACATTCCCTGTCGTAATATACAAAGTCTGCTATGTACTTTGCGGGACGTACATACCCCCCGTCCGGATCCTTCTGCTTTGGTATGAGTTCAAACGTCACCTGCCGCTGTAAATCTGTTATTGTTCCGGCACGTTCCATCAACAGCAATTCCCCGTACCGGCGCGCTTCCTTCTTGCTGTCGAACTCTATATCGTTTACTGTGCATTTCTGGTTCTTGTATTTATTCATTTTTGCCTCCGTATGTGCTCCGCAATGCCGCCTCAAAGAAATCGTCTGTATCAAAGCTGCCGCATGGGCGTTTCTCATCTGACGCGGCATAGCTATGTCCCGTGTCATGAGTAGGATACTCATCCTCCCAACGCCTCTGATTCAGCCATGTGGCAGGGTTTGGGATATACCGTCCGTTTTCTTTGAGCCACTGTTCACAGCGAACCGCCTTTTGCAGCGCCTCCATGATCTGTGAAAACAACTCTTTTGTGGGGCGGAGCTTGTTCCAGGACTTCTCCGCAGCTCCCTTTCCGGTTTTGTTGGGATATGCCGTCCAGAAAAGATCAAAACGTTTTTTCACAGCACTTCCAGCGCCATCTCCCCCTTGGGGGGTATGGGGGGTAATATATTCCTTATCCTTTTCTATCTCCTTATCCTTCTCCTCTGATATATCGCTTGCGGTTTGTTTGCGGTTTGCTTCGCTGTTGCTTTCATTTTGCTTTGCGCCTGCTTTCGTTTTGCTTGCCGTTTGCTTCGTCTTTGCTTCGCCGCCTTTTTTACCGGATCTGGATTTTTCCCTGCTTTTATCCAACACAGGTTTCACAAGCAGAAACATCGCTTTTGCTACATCGCTTACATCGCACAGTTCAAGTTCCTCGCCTGTAATGCTGTAATTGATGATTGCTTCATAAAACTGCAGTCTGTCCTTTTCTTTCAACCCCTGCGCTGCTTCGTAGAAGCTATGAAAGAACGTAAACCCATTTGCCATACCCTTCTCCTGTTCTAAAACGGTAAATCATCGTCATTTATTTCCACAAATGTGTTTTGCGTGGCAACAAATTCCGCGTCCTTCTTCGCCCTGTCTACAGTGCTTGCAGGAATACGCGGCGCATCTGTTCTGCTTTCGTTCTTGGAATCCACGAAATATACATTGTTTGCAACAATCTCTACGGCAGAACGCTTGTTTTCATCTCCGTCCTCCCACGTACGCTGTGTTAGCGCCCCTTCCAAGCAAATAGAACTTCCTTTGTGGAAATACTGTGTTACCACCTCCGCTGTACTTCTCCATGCTGTTACATTGAAGAAATCCGCCTGATCTTTTTTCCCCGGTTTGTTTACCGCGACTGAAAATTTTGTTACAGAAACGCCGGACGCAGTTGTTTTCAGCTCCGGATCTGTTGTCAGTCTTCCGCCGATGATTACTTTATTAAAATTAAAGTTTGCCATTTCTATTCTCCTATACTTTCTACTCTGCATTGAGCGATAACCGATCGCATAAATACTTGTCCAGCTTTATCCCATAAACATGATTTTTTTCGAATAGCTCCTTTTCCCGAACGTGCGCTTGACGGTGATGCTCGCGGCAAAGCGCGATTGCCAGCATTCCAACGTGGCAAATCTTTTGCCGGTTTGCCCCCATTCCTACAGGGTTTACATGATGTATATCTGCATGTTTGTTGCATATAGCGCATTTTCTGTGTTCTAAACAATGATACAAATACTTATCAATATCGTCTGTTTGGTGCAGAAGTGTATCCTTTGTTGGTACACCATATTGAAAGCAAAATTCTATCAATTCTGTAATAAAATCAGTGGCTGTACCCATATCTACATCAGAGAGGCTGAACGGCTCTATGCCCCTTTTACACACAAAGTTCCACGTCATGAGTTGCCGCAAGAATTCCGGTTCATGCCCACTCCAAAGTGCGATGTCTCGAACAATCGCAAAAATCTTTCTTCGCTGTTCATTGCTGATATTCCTGCCATCGTTCAGTCTGACCTCCACTGTTTCAACGCTATGCTGCATCAACTCACGGTCAATTGGCGTATCCGGCACAATAGTCAATGTATCTCCGTTATATCCAACAATCTTCCCATGAACAAGCATTGTCTGTTTATCTCCTATGCGTTTTGGGGTAGTTCCTCTTTCTGACCTTTATTGTTTTTGTAACAGTCGTAGCACATATTTAACCTTTGAATCACTTCTTCTGGAGTCGACATGCTTCCATCTTTCTTTGGACCGCCTTTGACATATTTTCCGCATATAGGGCAAAACACATCTTTTTTCTCATTTGATCCTGCAGCTGACGCTCGTACATTTTTCACACCTTCTGCATATTGTGGATTTAACTTAACTTTACCATTTGCAATATTCCCATCATCGTCCTCTTCTCCGCTTATTCCAAGTGCTGCATTCAGAGCATACCTGCGTGCATAAGTGATTGCAGCACCTGCAGTCTGCGGATCATTCTTCACAGGTTTTAAAAAATATGGATCGGTTAATAAATACTGACCGCTTTCATGCAAAAGCATTGTTTCCACTCCGACCCCACCTGCCTCGTTTGCAACGGGACTTTGAATCACACTGATTCCATTTCCTGCAAGGATTGGTCTGATATCATTCAGCACATCTGGAAGAGGAGCATATTTTGATTTGAAAAATGGATTATTCGCTGTATTGTTTGGATTTTTCAAGCTGTTTTGTGCTTTTGCAAGTGCCTTTGCCAATTCTGTTATATCTTCAGAAAATTTCATGTCAGCCTCCTATTTAATTTGAATATTACGTTTTTCCAAAAGAACGGCTCCATTTATAGCCTGTCCGGACTGTATTGATTGTTTTATCGCTGCTTTGTCAGGCTTTCTTTGTTCCACAACAACGATGTATTCTGCCGGGATTTTATCCTCATCCTCTATATTCACAGATTCTGATTTTCTGAATGTTATTCTGCAAAGAGGCGTTTCGAATCTGTCTCTTCCTACAGTATCCATGCAGGACGTTATATATCTTTTCAGCCCATCCACACGTCGTTCCAGGTGCTTTCTGCGATCTGAAAAGGTTGCTTCTTCTGCTTTCAGCGCCGCAATCATTGATACGTTATTTTTTATATAGCAAGCAATATTTTCAATTTTTTCATCAAATTGCTGTGTTAATGCTTCAATAGTGTCAAAATCAATAATTTCTCCCGTTTCTTCATCCACGTTGAGATTTTCAAACGCCTCAACATACTTTTGACTGATATCATATAGGCTGTTCATTTTTCATTCTCCTATCTCTTGACAAAATCTTTCCTGTTTGTTATACTTTATGTGGTTTAATTTTTTGTGGCTCGGTTATCCGAGTCGCCTTGGTCGCCGCGCATTGTAGTGATTGCGTAGCGACCTTTTTTCTTTTGCTTCAATTACGATTCGTTCATCACCTGCAATCAAATATCCTCTGATTACCTGTAGTGCTTGTGTCACTGTAAACACGCTCGTTTTCCATTTCATTTGTTTATCCTCCTTTATCCTGCATCCACATCAATGCCGGTAATCTCTTTGAAAATGGTTTTATCGAAATTCGGAATTGCTTTAATAATTGCTTTCTTTTCGCCTTCAAGATCGTTCCACCATTGTTGTACATGCTTCGAACCGTCTGTTTCTTTTAAATACCCGCCTGTTGTTTCCGCTTCCGGATGCGCCGCCTTTTCTTCATCTGTCATATCAGAAAAGCATATGTATGTAAGCACATTCATTGGAACTTTGCTGAGTATCCGTCTTGCTTCACTGCATAACCAATCTGCATAAGTCCAATCAGAAGGTTTATTAAACAGACATATTTTCTGGGTTTCGGTGTTAAAACATCCGTTGGAATAATTGCATTTGTTCCAGTCGCCGCTGTTCCAGTGACCGCTGTTCCGGTCGCCGCTGTTACGGTCGCCGCTGTTCCAGTGACCGCTGTTCCAGTGACCGCTGTTCCAGTGACCGCTGTTCCGGTCGCCACTGTTCCGGTCGCCACTGTTCCGGTCGCCGCTGTTCCAGTGACCGCTGTTCCAGTGACCGCTGTTCCGGTCGCCGCTGTTCCGGTCGCCGCTGTTCCGGTCGCCACTGTTCCAGTGACCGCTGTTCCAGTGACCGCTGTTCCGGTCGCCACTGTTCCGGTCGCCACTGTTCCGGTCGCCACTGTTCCAGTCGCCGCTGTTCCAGTCGCCGCTGTTCCAGTGACCGCTGTTCCGGTCGCCGCTGTTGCTCAGTCCGGTGCATCCCTTTCCTGTGTTTACAAGTTCGAGTAGTTCGTTCCACGGGATTTCACGCACGATTTCCAGTTTGTTTGTACAGCACTTGTCGTCTGTTTCTGAAATATCGCCATAGGCAATTACTTCCGCCACCTTATTCTCTGGATTGAAATCGTAATATTTGAAACAATCAACTGCCTTTTTGCAGAAATGCATTCCTTTATTGCATACAGAAAGGGTTACATCTTCTTCAAATTTACCGGGGCAGGTATACTGCTTATCTTTACATCTCCAATTGGGATTGAATACCTTATATCCCTTTACTGCTTTTGTCTCGTTCATTTGCTCATCCTCCTAAATTCAATAGAATCATCAATCTGCCGATCCCCAGACAGCACGCCCAGCCAATCAGCCATATTGCTGCGAACTGGGTCAGCAGGGCTGCTGTACGTTTTAGTTTGTCTTTCATGTATGTGCCTCCTTCACCTATATTCCCGCACCAGATCCATGGATACAATATGCGGTTTCGGATACTTTCGTTTCGTAAGCCGATTTGCTGCACACAGCTTGTATGTAAACCCAGTCCAATTCGGATACGCTTTGAACTCATATATAGAGTTGCGCCCATCTGCCTCCTCCACAATTTTGCGTATGTAGCAGGGCTTATTTCCTACGCTCCGTTTGCCCTCGTACCGGTATTCTTCTTTTCTCTCCGTCATTTGCTTTGCTCCTCCTTTCCTATTAACGGTTGCCATACTCTGAAGCCGGCTCACTGCCTGTAAATCCATATTTTTGCAGTTTGGCATACCTACGTTCCAAGTTAGTAATATCCAAACCCCACGCTTTGAAAGCAGTTTCCGTATCTACCATTGCCGCATTCCAAACGCATACATTGTCTTCAATCATCTTATCTTTCGCCATATTCTTAAGCCGCTGGATTGTCGCGCTTCCATGCTTCCCTCCGAAAAGTGTAAGTATATCTTTCGAACTAAGCATTTGCTTTTCATAGTACATCCGTACCGCAACACCAAGATCGGCTATTTGCGGGATTCTTGCCATTGTTATTCCTCCTTTCACATCTTTCTTTCAGCTTCCAACTCGCTTATTACCGCTTCTGCAAGCTCTGCAATCTCTTTTTCCCGTCGCTGACGCAAATCAGGTCTTTTTTTAATTGCCGCAGAAAACTGTGTAGCGCTGACCCGGTTTCCTTTTCTTACATAGATCTGTTCAATAACGTATTTGTTCAGTAGTCCCAGATCCTTAATTCTGTCCTGAAGTGTTACCTCTCGCAGTCTGTTCATTTGTTTCTCCTTTCTGTTAATAGCCAATCCCATAAAATCTGTCGTATCAATCCGTTTAAAGTTTGTCCGCGCTTTTCAGCAGCTTCCTTCAATGCCTTTTTCTGTTCTTCTTGTGTGCTCACAAGAAACCTCACCATTTGGTCTCGCCTCCTTACGCTCTATATGATATCTATATAATATCTTCAAACATTTCATTTGTCAATACCTTTTTGATATCTTTTTGACTTCTTGAAAAATAAATTCTATTTGATATAATAAAGATATCTAATAGTTGGAGGAACAAATATGGGTATACAAGCAAATCCTTATCCGTTAAGAATTGATCCTGTCTTAATGGAAAAATTAAAACTTATTGCCAAAGAAAACGGGAGATCAGTCAATAAGGAAATAGAAATATTGGTAAAGAAAGCTGTAACACGCTATGAATCAGAAAACGGAGAACTTACAACTAACCCGAATTCATGAGTTCCAATGCTTCAAACAGCATATAACATATCATTCCATTAAAGCTCTGCCCTCTTATATCCGCCTCCCGTTGTATCTGCTCCTTCAGATCAGTCGGCAGGCGGATTGTTGTTTGTTCACGCGCCATCGTTCTTCCCCCTTTCTTGTCTTTTCCTGTCGAATAAACAATGATTTATTCAACAAAGATTGACAAAAGTAATTTTTGTTTGTATTATGTAATTAACAGTATGTTAAACTGTTTTTATATAGGATACTTATGCTTGCACCGTTAAATTATTTTGCATAAGTATTGGCTAAGTGAAACACAGCCTGTGCTGTGTCTATGAGTGAATTATATCACCCAATTAGGTGAATGTCAATAATATTTTAACCTTTTTAGGTGAATTTATGTTTTAAACAAATAAGGAGGTGCCATTTTGTGTACGATTCACAAGAAATAGCAAATCGAATAAAAACTCGAAGTAAGCAAAAAGGAAAATCTCTTGGAGAAGTTCTCTCTTCGTGTGGTCTTGGAATAAACACCGTTTCTAAGATCAGCAAAGGAACAGACATTTTAACTTTGAACTTTGCCAAAATCGCAGACTACCTGGACTGTTCCGTAGACTACCTGCTCGGACGGACAGACAACCCAGAGGTGAATAAGTAACATATCGTATATCTGCTGTATACAGGATGTATGAGCGCCGAACTCTTTTGTTAAATTTAAGGAGTATTTATGAAGAATTCATCGGATCGTACGGGATGCCTCCCAAATGCACTCTGGTGCACCGGTGTTATCTGACTCTCATACATCCTGTATACAGCAGATGCGGTTGTCATGGTTATAAAATGCTCCATTAACTTCAAAGAAAGGACATTATTTATATGCTGCAACAAGACTTTTCTCAAATAATACTCACTGATGATGAAAAACACATATTTCGAAAGTTCAAACATTCTGATAAGGTTACGCTGCACCGTGACGAATGGAATATTTTAGCCCATACCAATCTTATAAAACATCATTTAGGTGGAAAAAGCGACTGGTTTGACGATATGCCAGAACAAGGTATTTGCGAATTATCTGAAAAAGGAATCCGTTATCGCGAATACCAAAAGCAGCAGTCCGATTTGATTCATAAAGAAACCCGTCACTTTTGGATTCCAATTATTATCGCGAACGCAATAGCACTCGCCGGACTTGTTGTTGCAATAATAAAATAATTATTTAACAATCACAACAATAAGTGCTAATATTGAAATTGCGCAACTCATCCACGCATGCAAAACAAGTGGTATCAAATTATAATTAGGCTTCGGTTCGAACCAATCTTTTTCATACCAGTCTTTTTTCTTTTTCACTTCATCACCCCCTACGAATGCGGTTTCGTGCTTGTCTAGATATAATATATCACAATTACTTGTGAATTTCAATGCTTATTCATAAATTATTGTGATTTTGTGTGATTGTCTAAATAAAAAGAGGTGTTTATATGAAAAATTCACAAGAACTTGCGATTTTTATTAAGGAAATCGCAAAAGAAAAAAATATATCAATTGGAAAAATGCTATCAGATTGCAATTTGAGCATTAACACACTTTCATCTATGAAATCTGGAGGTTTTTTTCCAAGGGTTGAAGCCTTAGCTAAAATTGCCGACTACCTGGGATGCTCAATTGACTACCTATTAGGAAGAACAGATGTTTCTACTTTCGAAACGCAAACAAGCGATGCTAATATCACTCACCGTGAAAAAGCTGTGTTGCTTGCATACCGTGAAAAGAAGGATCTGCAAGCAGCAGTGGAGCGCTTGTTGGATGTTAAAATTGAAGTTCATCCGGAAGAACCCATTCCATCCGCTAAAGAACCGCATGAGCCCGAATATGACAGCTTCATGAAACGGGTGGATACATTAACCGATCACGGCAGGATCAAGCTCAAAGATGCAAAAATAGCCGCCTATGGCGGCTACGAAAATCCTGTCGCAACAGGAGAGGACTTGGAAAAACTTAAACAGATCAGACGGCTTTTGCAGGAAGTTATAGACGAACAGCATAATCAGCCCGGCGAATAATTACCAGAATTTACTTGTCGATTATAGGGGAATACTGTAGTAAGATTATTATATAAAATAATTTTGCGAGGTATTCTTATGAACCGAATCAAGAAAGCAGTACGTAAATTTGCAAAAGAATACGATCTTTACGGCAGACCGCTCACCGTTGGAACACTGGAACGTATCATAATCAATCAGGGTTATGAAATTGTTTATTATGACCTTCTGAATTTATCTGTAAAGGCGCGGGTTCTTTCCGATCAACTAAACCTGCAGGACAAATTTCAAAACAATACCGGTTTCACCTACTGTCAGCAGGATATCAAGGCAGTCTTTGTAAAGCAAGCCCTTAACGAAAAGGACAAGCTGTCTGTCTTGATTCACGAAGAAGCACATATCTATCTGGATCATTTTTACCGGCACGGATTGGAAGAAACAACAACGCAGCATGAAACTGAAGCAAATTTATTTGCGTTTATGCTTCATAAAGAAATACAAAATGATAGCAAATGGATACTGCGTATAATTGCGCCCACATCTGCTGCCCTGTTGTTATCCGCAATACTTATATTCCGCGCATGTTCGCCGGATGTTCCCAAACCCACGGGAGACACACTATTTACAACATCACAAACAGACGTGACTGCTCCGGATACGTCAAAATCTGATTCGACAAACAATACAGCTCCTGTTACTATATATGAATCTGATTCCGGCACAATAGCAGATCCCGACACCCGTACATACTACTGGACGCAAAGCGGCACGGTATATCACATGTATGCCGACTGTGGGCACCTCAAAAATTCGACTGATGTGCAATCCGGATCAAAGGATCAGTCCAACAAGGAACTCTGCTGTAAAACCTGTTATTCACGGTATTTGAGGGAGTCATATAGCGATTCGAACGAGTGATTTATTAAAGTAAGTGAAAATATTGAAATAATTATCATTGGGTTAATGTCAACAAAATGATAATTCGGAGGGTATATGCCAATATATAAAATGAATGGTCGAAAAGACGGAAAGCAGCAATACCGCGTCCGGATCAACTACACAGACAAAAACGGAAAAGCAAAGCAGATTGACCGCATTGCCTACGGCGCCGCAGAAGCAAAACTGCTGGAAACACGGTTGAACCGGGAAATCAAAGATCAGCCGCTTTCCGTCAAACGAACTGTGCAACAACTATACGATGAGTATATAGCGAATAAGAAACATGAAGTTCGGGAAACCTCTCTTGCTAAAACAAAGCAGAGACTACAGCTGCATGTGTTGCCGGCACTGGGGGCGGAAAGAGTCGACAGACTGACTGCCGGTGTCCTGCAAAGGTGGAAAAACAGTATATCTGAAAAAGACCTGTCCACTATTACACAGCAAAACATCTATAGCGAATTTCGCACATTATTAAATTACGCGGTCAGAATGGAATATATCTCAAAAAATCCGCTTGACAGTGTTGGGAACTTCAAGGAAGTGTATTTCGAAATGCAGCAGGACAAGCTGCGTTATTACACTGCAGATCAATTTAAAGAATATATTAAAGTCGCAAAAGAAAAGTCGGTCACTCTGACCGACTGGGGATATTATGTATTCTTCAATATTGCTTTTTATACCGGCATGCGCAAAGGAGAGATCAACGCATTAAAGTGGTCTGATATTGATGGCGATATTATCCACGTTCGCCGCAGTATCGCCCAAAAGCTTAAAGGCGGTGACCGGGAAACGCCGCCAAAAAATAAATCTTCCTATCGTGATTTGCAGATTCCACTCCCTCTCATGAAAATTCTTGAAGAACACAAAAAACGTCAGCAGCAGGATAGAAACTTTACAGAAGATTTTCGCGTGTGCGGCGGTCCTGTTTGTTTGAGAGATACAAGCCTATCCAATAAAAATATTACATTCGCAAAGGAAGCCGGGCTTCCGCATATACGGATCCACGATTTCCGGCATTCTCATGTGTCGCTATTAGCCAATGAGGGAATTAACATTCAGGAAATTGCACGGCGGCTGGGACACTCGAAAATTGAGACAACATGGAACACATATGCGCATCTATATCCACGAGAAGAAGAACGTGCGGTATCAATTTTGAACAAAATCGTGTAAAAATCGTGTAAGGCACAAAAACACCCCTGTAAATACAGGGGTGTTTCGTGTTTTGGCGGAGAAGGAGAGATTCGAACTCTCGAACCGCTTTTGACGGTTACACGATTTCCAATCGTGCGCGCTCGAC